CTTTTTTAGTTGTTTCTTGGGTGCTATTGTCTGAGCCTTTGGTTTAATCTCAATAATATGGGTTTCGCCATTATCAAATGTTATTTTAAGATCAGGAATATAGATATGTTTCTTGCCATCTGTTTTACATTTATATGGAATGCCAATTTCTTCTGAGCTCCATTTAACCACAGAGGAATTTGTATCACACCATCTAAAGGTCTGGCGTTCCCAAAGACTGCGATATTCTATATTTTTGTAATTTCCGGCATATTTACCAGGGTTGCTTGGGCGATATCTGCCAGAATAAAACTTCTTCATGCCGTATAAATAGAATATAAGTTAAACTATTTATAAAGAGAATGTTAGCATTATCAAATCGAAATATCTTCTTGCCGTTTATATCTGATATAATAGAGCCGTTGATACGGTGTATGTTTTTAAGCTACGGTGGTACTGGCGATTCAGAGGGGTACTTTCTAGATTCTCGTAATAATGGAGAGAATGCCTCCAGAAAAGTCGATGAACGGGGAGAAGCCGCCGGGCGTGAGATTAAAAAAATAGCAGAAGAAAAAGAACAAAATAGCTATAAACCACCGTTTAGAATTGATCAATTTCCTCCAGATTTAGATTTAAAAACAAGGCCTTATGTAATTTTTGCTTCAGCATTAACTAAAGGCGGGCTCGGCCAAGGTTATGTTGCATTACCAATGCCAACAAACATGAACTTTCAAGATCAAGCAACCTTTGGTACAGTAAATGCTTCTGCATCTGAAATGGGTTTTACAGGAGGTGAAGGTGCCTTTGGTGCAGCATTAGGAGCGCTTGGAGGTAAATTTAAAGATTTAGCAGGAAAGGTTAGTGAGATTGGTGCAGTACAAGCCCTGGCTCGATCTCAAGGATTGGCAAAAAATCCAAATATTATAACAGAATTTTCTGGTATGGGCACAAGGCGATATACCTTTCAATATAAATTTATGCCTCGCACCGCAGAGGAAAGCCAAACCATACGTGACATTCAATATTTATTTCAGGCTCGAGCCTATCCTACTGTTAAGGTTGAAAACCTTGTATTACAATATCCACCTAAATGGAGAATTAAATTTCTAAACACAGATTTACCTGGCTTATATGACTGTTATTTAGAAAGCGTTGGATTTACTGTAAATCCATCAGCAAATACATGGCATAGAGATGGAGCGCCTGGGGAAGTTGATTTACAATTGAGCTTTATGGAAACAAAGGCGTTAACCGCAGAAGAAATTATAAAATTGCAAAATTAAATTTTAAGCAACATTATGCCAAGCAATCAACAAGTACGATATTTCGATCGCTTTGGAACAGTCGATTATGACTTTACCAATGAGAATGCGCTCGCGCGGATGACTGATCTTACCAAGTTTATTCAGGCAACTGATCGCGGCGAGATATCATCATATCTCTATTATGATATACAACCAGAGGATCGGCCTGAAACAATTGCATATAACATTTATGGCAAAAGCGAATATGCATGGATGATCTTTATGCTTAACCCAAGGCTGCATACCGGCATGAATGCCTGGCCGCTGACAGACTATGAGTTTGAAAAATATATTGAGCGTGAATTTGATCCATATTGTTGGATTAGTGGAGCTCATATTGATGAAACTGCCGATGTTGATGTTGCAAATTATATTGGTAATATTCCTTTAAATGAAAAATATTTACCGCATCTATATATAACAACAAGTCGATCAACGGAAGAAAATGATGCTAACTTTGCTTTAACTGAGCTAAAAATTAAAAGTTATGATTATGAACGCTTGGGCCTGGTTGTAGAAAAAAATAGCAATAGTGATGTTTTAGATTTGCAATTAAATTTAGATACTGATGATTATTTAGGAATAACGCATGATAATAGTGAACTTGGTCAAGAATGGGCAGCAAAATGTAATTCGCTGCGCGGCATGGGAATTCTTAAAGATGAGCCAGGGTTTATTCGTCGGGAAAATTATTACGGCGAAAATCAACATAGAGATGTCTTTAAATTTTCTTCTGCCCGCCGCTTTTCAAATGCTGCCCTTAAATATGCAACCTATCGTTATTATATTGATCGTTATGATGATGATGCACTTGGAAATGGAGTACTTGTGCCATTTCGATTATTAACCCATAATGAAGTTATTAGAAATGCGGTTGAACCTGGTATCAAGCTGGTCGAATTAAATGATCCTGGTTATTTTGATGATGATCCAGCGCTTATTAATTTAGATTTCATATCAAAGGTTAGTTTTTATCAAAATGAAAGAGATGATAATGACGCGAAGAAAAAGATTAAATTACCTCGTCAAGAAATTGCTACTGATATTGCCCGCCGTTATTATAACTTACTTAAAAGATTTTAAATTATTATGCCTGCTGTTGATAGCGACGTTTACAAAAATATTTCAAAGCTATTTGATAGTGAAGGCAATCCACTTGTGCCAAGCGCATATAGTATGGAAGCCTTTGTACTAATTAATTCAGATGGCAATGAAAGAGATATAACAAAATTGGTTACATCTTTTAATATTATTGAAGAATTATTCTCGCCAGTATTGATTTGTAACATTAATATTCGTGATGATGAAAACCTATTTGAAGAACATGGGTTAAGCGGGCAAGAAAAATTAAAAATTAAAGTTGCGGTTGCTCCATATCCAGGCGCTGGAGCTGAAGAAAAAATGCTATCATTGGAATTTTTTGTAAAGGAATATCCAAACTTTCGAAAGACAATAGATGCGCTTAACGTTCAGGAATATAGCATGGTTGCAATAAGCTCCTTTGCATATATTAGCCAATTAACACGAATTAGTAAGGCCATTCCATCTCCTGCTGGAAATAGCCAAGGCAATCCTATATTAGAGATTAAAGAAATATTTGAAGAAAACTTGTTATTTGCTCCATCTATTTTAGGAAGCATAACAAATTTTGCTGATGTTATTATTGCCAATTTAAAGGAAGCTGTAAATTTTATTAAAGGTCTATTTGGTTTATCGTCAAAAAAAATTGAAAAAAAACAAAAGATTCAAAATGCACTAAGTTCATATAATGAAAGGTTAATTGGGCGAATGCCAAATTTTGTTTATATTGATACTACGTATGAGCCTGTTGCAAAGTTTAAAGGAAATATTACGTTGCGATCTCCATTGGCTGCAATTGAGTTTCTTCGAACCAAAGCATATGATGAAAACTTAACTCCATTTTTTGTATATAATCGTATCGGCCAGGGCATAGGAGATGCTGATGTTGGTGATACTGTGGTTATTCAAAGTTTAACAAGTATAATGGAGGGCGATATATATTATGCAGGCGGAACCGACCGGCCTTATAATTATACAGCCGGCTTTGTTAACAAAGCCGGTAACCCAGGAGATCCTGCTTTTTATGAGGAGATGAAAAGGCGGATATTAAGCGTAAATGCAAATTTAAAGATTAATAAATTGCAGCAAGCATCATCTGGTGTCTTTGGAAATAGCTTGCAAATTTATGATTATACTGCAAAGGATTATATTTCAAAACGATATGACCCATATGCAGAGGGAGTTGCATCGGCCAACAGCAAGGGGATTATATCACAATTACGTCCAGCGGAGAATCGGCCATTTGTTGGCATGAAATATGGATCAGATATATCTGGTGAAGGCATTATTGATCTTGGTGAAGAAGGCGCGATTTCACAACATATTATTAGTGAGTTGCATTTGCCGCCAGTTCAATGCGCACAAGATGAGATTAATGGATTTTATACTGCCCCAGAAATATATGCAAATGTGCTAAATAAGGTTAAATATTATTATAGTCGCTTGCGCGATGATCAAAACATTGAACTTGAAGTTTATGGAGATTTTCAATTAAATCCTGGTGTAAAAATAGAATTAAGTTTTCCTAAAGCAAAAGAACTAAGCTCAGAAGATGAAGCTGAAGAAGAAGATACTATTATTTCAGGCTTATATTTAATCACAATTGCTATTCATGATTTTACTGAAGGCTTATATAAATCAAAGTTAAAATGCGTTAAGTTGACTCAAGATTAAAATATGAAAATAGAAAATTGGTTTGTTGGTGTTGTAGAGGAAACGGCCGATCCGATGAGTGCGGGTCGTGTTCGTGTTCGATGCTTTAGCTATCATACACCAGATCATGAGTTGTTGCCAACGGAAAATTTAATCTGGGCGCAATGCGTGCTGCCTGTTGATAATCCTGGAATTGGCGGGATTGGTGCCTTTGCGGTTGGCTTGGTACCAGGCTCTTGGGTTCTTGGATTCTTTAGAGATGGCAATGATATGCAAGATCCTGTTATTATGGGAGGCTTTAGTGGATCAACAGGAAATAGCGTAAATTATCAAGATGGCTTTGGATATGGCGATCCGCATGGAGCATTTAAATATAGCTCTGCCATGAATAACTTTCCATCAGATAGTAACACCTTTGCAAGCACAAATGGATATAGTGCGGGCTTAAGCGGCATGGCTGGCAGCATGATTGGCGGCATTAGCGGCGGAACCGGAGGCTCGCTAAGTTCATATAGCGGATCAACCGCTGCAACAGTTGAGCTTACGGGCAATGGCATCGAAGATTTGATTGCTGTTGCACAGGCTGAAGTAGGCAACGCAGAATCTCCAGTTGCTAGTAACCAGGGCCCAATTGCAAAATATTGGGATGCTGTTGGATGGGATGGAGCAGCTGGAAAGCAGCCATGGTGTGCTGCCTTTGTAAGCTGGTGCGTACGTGAGAGTGGCATTATTCCAGAGCCTAAAGAATTGCCTGCTACGGCCGGCGTATCGGCAATTGTTAGCTGGGCTAAACGCAAGCCATTTATGGAGGTTCGGCGAAATCCGCGATTCGTCCGCAAGGGAGATTTATTTACTCTTGCTGGAGGATGGAGTCATATTGGCATTGCTATAACAGATAACGATCCTAAAACAGGAAAATTTCAGGCCATTGATGGCAACGGCCCGAAACATAGTGTTATGATAAGAACTAAAACGGTTCGAGGCACAAAAGATGCAATGAGCTTTAATGTATCGGGTGAACCACTAAAACCAAAACCAAGCGTCGTGCAAGGAAACTTTCCAATACAACCTGGAGATTTTGAATCACGGCCATCAGACGAATAAACAAAATATATTATGGCAGAAGAAACAACAGAATCATTTACAACAAATGGAAACTTTGTTGATATACCAACTGATCAAGGTGAAAGTGTATATCCATATAGCAAAGTTGAAAAGACTTTAAGTGGGCATCAATTTGAAACAGATGATAGCTGGGGCAATGAACGCATTAAACGCACGCATTGCACTGGCACATCTGAAACATTTATGCCTGACGGCTCACGGGTTGTAGAAGTAATGGGTGATGATTATACTGTTGTTATTCAAGATAAAACAATGTTTGTTAAAGGTGAGTTAAACATTGTTGTGCTTGAGGGCGATGCTCATATTACAAGTAATAATGATTTAAATATTACAGCACATGGCAACCTAAATATGAATGTTGCCGGTGATCGAACAACTCGCATCGGCGGCAATGATATCTTAGAAGTAACAGGTGATATTGCTATTCGTGCCGGAGAAGAAGAAAAGGCCCAAACCGGCGGAACTGGTAATCTTAAGATTGAAACATATGGTAACTATGAAGAAAAGATCTCTGGAACTTTCAACTCAACGATAAATAAAAAGGCAGCCATCAAATGGAACTGGACTGGCGAGAGCGGGCAGTTTAGTGAAGAACCACCAATATCAAAAACTGATGGATATAATGAATTTAACGTTGGCAAGCATTTAAGCTTTGATGTATCTGGACGATATTTAATGAAATCTAAAGAATTGGATATTCGTGCAACTGAGCCTCTGGTATATGGCCCAAATTGGGAATCAGGTTTTACTGAAGGAATTTATATATCATGCGGGTCGGGAGTTAAATTATCGGCTGGAACTGGAGATTTTACTATTGATAAAGGAGATTTAAATTTAACATTAGGTGATATTAATTTAGTGCTTGGCAGCATTAATACTGGATATGGCAGTATTACGGCAGCGACTGGTAATATTACGGCAGCTGCTGGAGAAGTATTAGGAGGAGTCGTAAAAGATACGGAAGGTAATGTTCTTAGTGATAAAGAAAACTTAGGTCATGGGCATGGTGATTAAATTTAACGTTAAAAAATTATGGCTATAGCAAAATTTGCAGAAATAGGAGATAAGTTAAGTGGCATTCAAGGTAAATTGGATGGCATATCAGATGCCTTTGAAAATCCAGTTGCTGGATTTGCTGAAAATCTGCTTGGCGGATTTGACTTTGGAGGAGAGCTGCCGGGCGCTATTAGTAATTTGGTTGGAAATATACCGAGCTTTCCTGGATTAAACCTAGGCTTTAGCGGCCTAGGTGGATTTGGTGATTGCTTTAGAAATCTTGATGATTTGATTGTTGATATGATGAAAGAAAAGCTACTTGAGCTTTCATTAAGTATTCCTGGTGGAATTGCTGCAGCTTCACTTATGGCTGCTGTTCAGGAAGCAACCGAAGTTATTCAAGAAGTTGTTGATGATATTATTAGCCTATCTCAAGAGTCACTTATGGATTTAATTATTCGCGTACAAAACAGCTCTTTCTTGCAGCGAATTATTATTATTAAACAAATCACAGATTTATATGGAGATATTATTTGTAACCTTAATGATTTAATATCTAAGATTCTTGATCTAGATCCATGTAACTTGCTGGATGAATTAGCTGGAACCGGTGCACCCGCTGGACCAAAGCCGCTGCCAACGCCTGAAGCGCCAATGCCTCCATATCCAACCATTATTGATCCCGCAACTAATAATGCTACTCTTTTATCAATTAAAGATAACTTTATTAATGCTAAATTTCAGGTTGGGCAAGCGCTTAGTAAAACAAATAATGATGATCCAGAGGTTCCTCCCTTTGTTCAATCAACGGCCCATAATGCTGCATTGAGCACGTTGCATCATTTGGCTCATAGCTTTCGTAATCAAATACGTAGTTTAGGGCCAGGTCAAGGGTCAACTGCATTGCGAAATATTGAAGAGAGCAGCCAAAGAATTGTTCGTGAAAAATCTAAAGAATGGAGTAAAGATGCCTTAGAGTTTTTTGAAAAGAGATTTAATAATTTGCTTAAGCCAGCATTAGAAGAATCTGCAACATCATTTGAACAATTTGATACTGCAACTGTTGATCCTGTTGCTGCATCAAATCTTCCAGTTGAATCACTTGAAAGAACGCTGGTCGAGGCACCAGAAGATAAATGTGGAACAGGTGAAGTGCCAGAGGGCACAGATGCAAATGGAATGATCGAAGCGCCGAAGCATGTCTCAGATGCACCGCGCGAAACATTTGTCATGGAAGCCCCGCCTGATATATATTCTGATTTGCCGCAAACAATTGTTATTCCTCAAGAAGGATCATATCCAGGAACATATAGCCGATTGCAAGGTAATATGTATAAACGAGCAGGCGGCAGCACGACAAGAGATGATGGATGGATTGTCCCAGGAACAATATCATATGATTCTCTACAACTGGATTTAGAAGTCGCAACCCGAATACAAAATAATACTAAAGCTCCAGCAGGCTTACCAAACCCGCCTCGAAAAGTAATTTGGGTTAAATAAAGATAAATAGAGATATGGCCTATTCGGATTATAACTTATCATCTACATCTGCTAGTGTTGTCGCGAGCAAGGTTTATAATGATTTGTCAATCTCTGTTATCCATCCTGCAACAGGTGATGCTTTGGTTGCTCGTGATTTAGAAGCTATTAAAAATAGTATTAAGAATATTGTATTAACTCCAATCGGCACTCGGCCATTTTTTCCTGAATTTGGCACAAATGTAGATAACCTGCTATTTGAGAACTTTAACGTTATTACAGCAACGGTTTTAGAAGATGAGATATTAAACGGAGTTACAAAATTTGAACCACGCATATCCAATATATCTGTATCAGCAGTGCCGAATGAGGAACAACATGTTTATAAAATATCTATTA